CAGCGCCTCCTCCACGGCATCGAGAATCCGTTCCTCGATCTCTTCCTCGTTCGCTTCAAGAGCCGGACCGAGAAAGGGCTGTGCCGCGTCCTTTCGCGTTCCGTACTCCATCGCGAAGGCGTAATAGACCCGAGAGCCCCCCGGTGATTTCTTGCTTCCTTTGCCTTTCCGGTATTTCCCCGTCTTCGGGTAATCCGCTTCCACGGCAACAGAAAGAGACTTCTTGTACTTCCTCACCTTGAGGGACTGCTTCAAATCCCCTGTCCGGACTGGGGCCCGTCTCTTCGCATCCTCGCAGATCCTTTCCCCGCCTTTGCTCAGTTCCTCGAAAACCTTCTCCCGGACCTCACCCTCTCCGGCCCTTTTCAGCTTCTCCGCGGCGCGACTCAAATCCGCCCGCATTTACCTGTCCTCCGGAACGCAATCGAAAACGATGGACTCGCGGTCTGGGCGCAGGGAGCGGACCAGCAGCCTTTCCCCTTTCCAGACAACCAGGTCGTTCATCAGGACGTTGGCGTAGGACCGAACCGTGATCTCGTGGGTCCGGATCTCTGCGTCCCTCATGGCCACGATGCCGTCTTTGGATCTTGGCACTGTGACCTTCGCCCAAAGGACCCCCACGACTGTTTCCGTTTCCGTGTGACCGCCCATCCCGTCCGGGGCCAGTTCCTTGCGACGAATTTCTATCCTTTCACGCAGGTCCCCGATCTTCATGACGGAACCACCCGATCGGGCCAAAGGAGCATCTCGAATCCCTGGGGGACCTCGTTCACGATGTTGCCGATGTTCACGCTCTCCCGGTGCTCGTACCAGTGGCCGATCAGCAGGAGCATGGCCTGTTTCCATCTGGCCGGAACGGCCTCGGTCCCCGCGGTTACGGTGATGGTTACTGCGTCGTAAGTCCTTGGTGTTCCTTCCGGCCAGGCATCAACAACCAGCCTGTCATCGGCAGCGAGCCGGAATGTTCCTCCGGTCAGCCCAACCTCTGTCCCATCTTCCAGGACACAGACGATCGACTCGACAGTCTGGACCGGAAGAACGGGGAGCCTGTAGGGCGTCTCGGGATAGCGGTCCAGGATGATCTCAAACTGCCGCTCTGGGATCACCCTTCCCAGAAACGTCTCTGCCGCCTCCCTTGCCGCGGAGATCAGGGTGCCGATGAGAGCGTCATCCTCGGCGTTTTCGACTCGAAGATGAAGCTTTGCCTCCTCCAGAACCAGCGGTTCCGCTGTCGGTGGTGTCTTTTGCCGCCACATCGCCCTCCTTCACCTCCCCGGTCGACGCCAGGCTTTCAGCGAGCCCCTTTTCGACCGCGTATCTCCCGAAGCTTTCCGAGACTTCGACAGCCATCCCCGGCTCAAGCTCTCGTTTGTTGTAGCCCCCCTCCCACCAGGTGCAGGTTTTCAGGATCTTGACCTTCACGCGGATCCCTCCTTTCGAAGGAAAAGCGGGGGCAAAAATGCCCCCGCTTCGTCACTCGCTTCCTGTCGCCTATGCGGCAACCTCGCACTTCACGAGCTTGATCGCCTCGGAATCCTTCAGGAACCCGCCCACGCGCATGGTCGTGTAGAACCCGACGTAGGGCTTGTTCGTGTAGGGATCCCGAAGCATCCGGATACCCACACGGTCGACGATGGTGTAGCCGGCGCGGAAGTCCCCGAATGCCAGGGCGTAGGCGTCGGCTGCCACATCCGGCATGTCCTCGTTCTCCGTCACCGGGTATCCGAGAAGCGCCGAAGGTACTCCCGCCTGGAGCCCCGGCTGCCAGAGGTAGTTGTCGTCCGCATCTTTCCACTTGCGAATCTTGGCCAGGGTCAGGCCATTGAGCATCCACCTCGCGTTGGCCCTGTGCCCCGCCTTGAGGGCATGGACCACGTCGATGAGCAGATCTCCCGGATCCGTCGTCGGCAGTCCGTCCGCCACTCCGGTCCTGAGGTACTGCAGGCTTCCGAAGGCCCGGGTCCCGTCGGCAGTGAGAGCCGCGGTGTAAGCCAGGAAACCCTTCGGCTTGTTCGTCCCGTTCCCGGTCGTGAAGGCAGCGTTCTCCGCGATCGTGAAGGCATCCCGCAGTTCGGCTGCAAGCCAGGCTTCCACGTCGAAGAACAGATCGTCGAGTGCCCTCTGGGTTGCCTGGGGGTAGGCGTAGATCTCCCCCATGTAGGGAGTCAGCTCCGCCAGGCTCGGCGTGTTCGTAGCCGTACGGGCGTCGGCTTCACCGACCCACCCGGAAGCCGCGCCGTGCTTGTTCACGAGTTCCTTGTACTCCCCGCCTCCCACGGTGATGACCCGGCAGACGTTCCGCATGGGCGTCGCCTTCTGGAGGAGGCTGTAGATCTCACGGTTGAGCACCTCGGGAACCGCGTACCCTCCGTCCCCTTCCACGCTCGTCTGGATCGCCTTCAGCTGCAGATCCGCCAGGCCGTCTTCCACGCCCTTGCGCATCCACTTCATGAAGGCACCCTTGTGCTCGGCCTTCACGGGATCCTCTGCTCCGGCCACCAGCCCGGGGCGATTCAGCTTTGCCTCGAGCTTGGCCTTTTCCTCGTCGAGCCGCTTCAGATCCGCGTCGATCTTCGCAAGCTTCGCCTCGAGCTCTGCGCTGTTGTGCCCCGTCTTCTTCAGCCCTTCGAGCCGCTCGTCGTTCGTCTTCTTGTACTCCTCGAACGCACGGGCCAGCTCGTCCAGGATCTTCTTCAGTTCCGGATCCATTCGCTTATCCCTCCCTCATCAGATTGAGTAACCGCGTAGCCCCGGCCAGGATGGCCTTTTCCTCAGCCTCCCGCTGCAGGACGTCCCGCACCCGGGCTATAACGCCCTTCGCTTCGGAACGGGAAAGAGATCCTGCCTCCCGCAGGTATTCCTCCATGTCCCGGATCGTCCTCAGGTCTTCCATGGCCTTGACCGTCCTCACCCTCGCCTGTTCGTTGGCGGGGAATGTGACCAGACTGATCTCCCACAGGTCCACCTTCTTTAGGACCCGCACGTCCCTATCGCCTTCCTTGCGGTAATACCGCTCGAGGGCGTTGTACCCGATGGAAAGCCCATTCAGGGCCCCTGCTTTCAAAAGGACATGGGCCTCTGTAGCTCGTGCCACGCCTCCCACCAAGAGACTCCCCTTCACCCAAAGACCGTGCTCGTCCTCTTTCAATTCCGGCCAGGTCCCGATGGGCTCGTCCATGTTGTGCTGCCAGAGCATGGCCGGGGATCTCGCCTTGAGGGAATCGGCAAAGGCGCCGGCCTCCACGACGTCATCCCACCAGTCCACCACCCCGAAGACGCTCGCATACCCGGTGAAAGTCCCTGCGTCATCGACGCTTTTCAATTCAAAGGGACAGCTAATCCTTTCCCTGGCCATCGTCGTCCTCCTTTTCTTCTTCATCCGACCCCGTGAGGCGCATGTTCTTCGGGCTCATGTATTCGTCTCCACCTTCCCTGGGGTTCATGTTTTCCTTGGCCCTCACCTCATTGGGCGACATGATTCCGTTCTGGATCGCCACCTGATAAGCGGCATAGCGGTTCTTCACGTCTCCGCGAAGGAGGCCATCCACCAGAAATTCCGCGTAGACTTCCTGGCTTTCTGCTGCCGGGATAAGGTCCCTCCAGAAGACCGACTCGAATCGTCTCAACCAAGGGAGAAGCGTGTACTGCACAAAACCGAGGCTCATGTTCTCGATGCCGCTTCCCCAGCTGGTGGCCTTCTCCGTGCTCTGGATCATGTGGAGAGGGACCCGGAAGATTCGCGCGATGTCCTCCACTTGGAAGGCTCGGGTCTGGAGATACTGCATCGACTCGTTTGACATCGTCAGGGCAGCGAACTTCATCCCTTCCTCGAGGACCGCCGTCTTTCCGCTGTTGGCTCCTCCGTAATTCGAAAGCCAGGTTTCCCGCAGTCGATCCAGGGCTGGCTGGGAGAGTTTCCCGGGATGCTCCAGGACACCCGTGGGCAGAGCACCGTTCTTGAAGACCCTGGATCCGTGCTTCAGGGTCGTCAGGGCCAGACCAACCGTGTCCCGGTGATAGAGGATCGGGCTGATCCCACGGATCCCGTCCAGGGTCCGGTACCGGATATGGAGGACATGTTCCCTTCCAACGGTCTCCTGGTGCCCGTCCCGGAAGGATATCCGGTAGGCCAGGGACCAATCGGGAAGCTGTTCTACCGTCACCTGGTCAGGGTTCAGGGGCAGAAGCTCTCTCACGATCCCGCGACCGTCCTTCACCTTGTAGGCATAGAAGTTCCCTCGGAGGCAAAGGTGCTGCATGGCCATTTCCCGGAATTCCTGCGAGGTTTGCCACTCATTGGGCGCCCAGCCCAACAGCTTCGAGAGCGGATGCTCGGAAGCTTCCTCTTTTCCCCGCCCGTCCGGCATCCGCCGATAGACCTTACAGGGCAGCTGGGCGACCGATTCTGCCAGGATCCCAACACAGGAGTAGACCGCTGAACATTTCATGGCCGTGTCCGGGGAAACGAATTCCCCGCTTTCCGACTCCACTCCCCCTGTCAGGGCGAGCCTCACCAGGTCAAGAAACCCCGGAGAGGGAGCCGATTTCCTTTTCAACCGATCCCAGAACGACATGTTTTCCCTCCTCCCCGGGTCAAAGAAAAGGGCCGCCATCAGTGGGCGGCCTTTGCTTTCCCTATATGACAACCGGTTCCCGTTCCTCGTAGACGCTAGGGCCTTCTTCCTCTCCGAACAGGGCCCGAGATACCGCCATGATCAGGGCAACCACGCCATCGATCTTCTCCCGACTCTTTCCCTTGTCCGGCTTGATGTTCCCCGCGGGGTCCATGGTGGCCGTCACGTTGTCGACCATCCACCGCATGACGGGATTCCCATCGTGCACGATTCTCCCCTGGAAGATGAGAGCCTCCAGCTGCTTCATGGGCGGCGACATGGAGGCAAAGCCCTGGCGTACCGGGACAACCGTCAGGTCCTTTTCCTGCAGGTTTGTCGTGATCTGGGTCGCGTTCCAGGGATCGAACGCGATCTCCTTCAGCTGATACCTTTCGGCAAAGTCGAGGATTTCCTTCTCGATCCAGGCGTAGTCGATCACGTCACCGGGAGTGGCGGTCATCCATCCGTCCCTGACCCAGGCATCGTAAGGAACCCGGTCCTTCCTGACTCGTTCCTCCATGTTCTCCTTCGGGACCCAGAAGCGCTGCGTCACGAAGAACCTGCCGTCTTCCATCGGGAAGAGAAAAACCGCCGCGGCCACGTCCCGGATGTTGGCCAGGTCAAGACCGGCAAAGAAGGCGCACCCCTTTAGCTCCTCGGAGTCCACCTCCCCCTTGCATGCATCCCACCTGGCCAGGTCGAGCCAGCGCGTTTCCGCACTCGTCCAGATGTTGAGCCGGTACCGCTTAAAGGCATTCTGCAGCGATGGCTTGTTCTGTGCCTCCCGGCATTCCGCCGCGAAGGCCTCTTCGTCGATGGTGACGCCCATGGAAGGGTTCGCCTTTCGCCAGGTTTTGGGATCCGTCCAGTCATCCACCGGGCCCTCGTTCGGATCCTCGTTTGCTGCCCGTATGAAGGCGAAGAACGCCTCGTCCTCGATGATTCCCTTGAGGATCTGCAGGGCGTACTCGTGCTGCTCCCAGCAGATGCTTTGTCGGTCAAAACCGGACGTGGTGATCGAAGCGAGAAGAGGCTGCCTCCTTGACGCCCCCCCGTACCTTAGCGTGTCGAAGAGACTCCGGCTCTTCTGGGCATGCAGCTCGTCGAAGATGAGCCCGTGGATGTTCAGGCCTTCCTTCGTCGGGACATCCGCAGAAAGAGCCCGATAAACGGAGTTTGTCTTCCGATGCAGGATCGTCTTCCTGCTCCGAATGACGGTCAGCCGCTTCCTCAAGGGCGGAGATCCGGCCACCATCCTTTCAGACTCCCCATAAACGATGGAGGCCTGGTCATGATCCGCTGCGGCAGCGTAAACTTCCGCGCCAGGCTCGTCATCAGCGACCAGAAGGTAAAGCCCCAAACCCGCACCGAGCTCCGATTTGCCGTTCTTCTTCGGGATCTCGACGTAGGCGCTCCTGAAGCGCCTGAAACCGCTCCGCCGCTTCCAGCCGAAAAGGGGCATCAGGACGTCGTTCTTCTGCCAGTCGAGAAGCGTGAAGGGTTTGCCGGCCCATTGCCCCTTCGTGTGTCGAAGGAATCGCTCGAAGAAAGTGACAACCCGATTCGCCGCATCCTGATCAAACCAGCATCCGCCTAAAACTGCTTTCTCATCTGCCGAACTTCGGATCCAGGAGGACCATCCCTCGTCCCGAGCGACTTTCAGGAGAGATCTCAATCGCCCTACGTGAGCCATCGGCTCTCACCACTGACATATTCATCCAGATTCGGCATCTTCTTCCTCTCTTCCTTCCAGCCTTTCAACAACCATCCGGCAGTAATCTTCATTTCGTTCTATCCCGACCCATCTCCGCTCGCTCTTCTCGCAAGCCACTGCTGTCGTTCCGGATCCCACGCAGTTGTCCAGGACAAGCCCTCGAGGGTTCGTGAAGGTCCTTACCAACCACTCGAAAAGCTGCAGCGGCTTTTCGGTCGGATGGGCGGTCCTTCTCCCATTCCCGAATCGAAGGACACTCCTCGGATAACGAAACCCCTCGTTCTGCGTTTCTCCTCCCGGAGTCGGCCGGTAGATTCCTCCCTTTCTTGCACCGTAGCAGCGCCGGTAGGGCGCTCCGGGAACCATCTGCGGGTTGTAAACGGGAAGGGCTCGGTAGAAAACGAGGAGGTTTTCGTGTGCCCTTAGAGGCATCTTCTTTGCGTTCAGGAAACCCAGGGCGCAGGTCTTCTCCCAGATGAGCTCATACCGGAAGAACTTTCTGGCCGCATGGATCAGATCCGTCGCAAAAGGCTGCTGGGCTGTCAGGACAACCGTTCCGTTTGGCTTCAGGAGACGCCAGTACTCCCTCCAAAGCGGCTCCATGGGGATCCTCTTGTCCCATTCCAGGTCGGTGATCCCATAAGGAAGATCACAAAGGATCAAGTCAAAGATTCCGGGACGCATGGCCGGCATGATCTCCAGGCAATCCCCCTGCAGGAGGGTGCCCAAAGAAGTTTGGAAAAATGGTTGACATTCTCTGCTTGTAAATATATTGCGCTTGACACCTCCACATAGTAATATATTGGAGGTGCCGCACATGGTGCGGGTCACACAAAGAACCCCTGGGACCATCCGGTGAGGCGCCGGGTCCCAGGGGTTCGTCCATTCCGCCTGCTCAAAGAAAGTGCCGCGACATCAGGATGTCGCTAACTTGCCTCCCAAAAGCCGGCGAAAATCGTTTTCTTCATCATCTTCTTCATCTTTCGGAAGCACCATGCGGGCTCTCGAGGAGGGGGTCAGGCCAAACTCCGAGCAGAAAGCCCGTTAGAATTGCAGGTATTGCTTGGCCACAAGCACTTCCGGCAGCAAGGTGGGGTTGGTTGACCCGTTCTTGTTCGTGTACTCGCAAGTAATCCCTTCCGATGAGAGGATTGTCTCTGCCGCCTGCCAGCGGGCATACGACTGGCAATAAGCAGCCAACGCGGCCCGATCCACCCGGGT